CGGATGGATTTGACCCACACATTGAAATGAAATCACCATTCCATTCATATATGGGAAAGCACGATTCGAATATAAGATTCTTAGCTATCCTTAGGTTTTCTTCACTATAACCTGCTAGCTCTAACATACACAATGTCAATTCGCAGGCTAAACACATCAATTCAGCCAAAACCTTCTTATCAAACTTTTTGTAATCTCCAGCTATAACATTCTTAGTAGAATATTCAGCCATATAATTACCTATCAAAGTCCAATCGTAATCGTGACAATTTGCTCCAGCCACAGTATTAAAAAGAAGATGGTTATCTGTCATAAACTTAACTAACATGCTCGTATACATACGAACAGCAACTAAATAGGAAACAGAACAACCAGCAAAAACTCTCACTTCTTCTTTCGTAACATTAGTGGGTTCATCTTTCAAAGAAGCTCTAAACACTACGTTTGATCTTTCATCCCTTGATGCACAATCAATAATCCTATCTATCTCTTCGTCTACAGCCTTATTAGGCTCTAAACGAACTCCACAAGGATACTTAGTATCAGGAACTTCCTCTAAAACAACTTTCTTGGAGCAATTATGAGGATATCCAGCAGAAGTATTCATCTTCACTCTATCACATCCAGCAACACCAGGCACACCATTAATGGCGACCTCTTTGCTAACAGGATGAACCAAATCAATGAACTTCTCACCTGAAAATCCTTCATAATTTTTACACTTTTGAATCAAAGATCCTTTTAAGTCCTCAAAGGCCACTTTAAGAGTACTCGATTCAAAAGCGTTAACTTTCGCAGACATAGCAATTAAATTATCCCACCAAGGCCTCCAATTACCAATATTCTTGGGACTAGCCCATTTATTGTCAACACCAAATATTGGTTCAATATGTTCAGCCATAGGGGTTGGTTTAACCGTACCATAAAATCTGCGAGAAGTTTCAACACTCCCTAACCAATCGAAGCTCAAATTCTTCTCTTCACTCTTATCCAAGAAATTGAGCGGACTGCGTTTGGCACAGGTGCGTTTCAACTCCGTATGTGCTTTAAACTCACCAGCGGATGGAAGCAATGCCCTCCCCTTATTCTTTTTAAAGAAATCTAATGCAGCATCTACATATGATACTAGCAACGGGGCTGATCTATGCAACTTATCACTACCAGCAAGATAAAAGCTATGAATTATCGAAGGATTCGTACACGACAAAAACATAGACATACAATATCCAGATTTGGATTCATATCTCTCTTGTTTCTCATCATGTATAGCAAAAGTATATCCATCATACACTCCTACTGATGATACTGGAGTATGATTATCAAAGCGGGTAAAGGCCGAACCTTTCTTCCACAAATACTTTGAACCATCACTATCCAGCAAATGCCACAAAACATTGACATTATCCTTGACAATTCGGGTTGGTAGATATCTTCGAAGATCCTTCGCGGCTCCTAGATGACGCGTAAACAAAAACGCGAAATCCGTACCAGGTGGATAATAAATATCATCTTCATCCAATATCCAATTGGCGCTATTACAAATAACACCATTTGAATCCCTACGGACATTAATCAACTGTCCAATTCTACTCGCAACAATGTGTTTAGGTACTACTAAAAGCCCACCGGCCATAGTAACACCACAACATCCAATACAATTAGAACCTTCCGCGTCCGTTAAATTACGAATCCCAGGGGGAAACACCTGGACTCGCACCG